TTTTTCGTTTGATTGCAATGCCTTCAGTGCTGGACCTGCAAGACCTGCTAAAAATGCGTTTGCTAATATCTTTGGATCTGTAATTCCAGAAATATAAAGGGCTAAAACTGCAGATGCAGATGCTCTTGCCCATGACTGAGCCATAGCAATTGCCTTTTCTTTATTGGATTTTACGATTTTGGCCTTAGCCATCTTTGTTCTCCTTTTTTAACTTCATTGTTTTTATTCTTGCTTTTACTTCGTCAGGTGTCTCAACTATCTCAAAATGCATTTCATCCTTGCGTTTTGCATAGTCTCCACCCCAACGAATGCCGTACTTCTTACATAATTCTCTAATTGTAGCAGCCTGCTGCTTGGTAAATGTGTTTTCTGCATGTAATGGATGCTTGGTCGCATTTAGATCTATGGCTGTACCTGATGAGTGGTTGCTCAAATCAGAATCACTACCTCTAACATCCCTATAAGCGTATGCCCAATCGTCAAACACTCCAGTGTCAATAGGCTCTACCTGAGCGTGAAACTCAGCAGCAAAGGCAGTCAAGATTACTCCTGCGTCTTTCTGTAGTCTCATTTTTCTGTCAGTGCCTTTAACTTTAAAGACCTTGACTTCTATTTCCTTTTCGTCTTTAGATGCAGGCCATCCATTTTGTGATTTTTGCATTACAGGTCATTCCTTGTTTTTTTAGGTTTATTATTTGCTTGAATTAAAAGTACCATTATTTGGTCTACTCTTTCCTCAAGTCTGGTTATCTGGTCTTTCATGCTTTTCCCAGAATTTGGGACCAACTCAGACAGGTAGTGCTTGACTAACCATCTAACTGATCCTATGAATGCAACTGCTATTGTGATTGCAGATACAATAAAGCCTGCCCACTGCTCTATGCTCATGTATTACTCCTTATGTTATTTTTTTTTGGTGATTATTAAATTGTGTATCGTTTGTGTGATAGCCTTTAAAGTATCTTCTTCCAGCACCGTGAGGCTTTTCTCTATCCCTGGTTCGTCTTTCTCTGCCAAGCATTTGAGATTCGTTCACATCCATTTGTACTATGTCCTTATCAAAAATATCAACAGCAGGAACAACATTAAAGTTTTCTACATAGTTTCGTGGAATAGGAATAAAGGCTCCAAGAGGATCTCCCTTTTTGACTTTTACAGTGTGTTGCTTTAAAGTCATCTTAATGTTAAAGGTAAAGTCTCTACGAATGTTGTCTGTCTCAATAACACCAGTCATTGCTACACATGTAGGTATAAACATGTTAGGTGGTTGTATAGTCATAAGATTAATTCCTGGAGGAGTTTTAAGAGCAAACATATTTTGAACAGTTATGATTCCACTGTGGAATACATCTTCTATTATTTGCTTACCTTTGTTATCATCATTTAATATTTTAATCTGAGCCCCTGCTTCTCCGCCAGGCCAATAAGCCTCAAAATCAATTAAGGAGTTAATAACAAAGCCATACTGATTTCCTATATTTAATGGCAGGCAGTAATAAAAATGATCAGTAAACCAGTCTCTTTTGACTTTACCAGCAAGTGGAGTTATTATTTCATTGTAATAACCATGTTCTGGAATATCTAACGAATGTGGAATAACCAATATATGATTATCTGGAACTTCAAATCCAGGATCATTCATATAAGTCATTCTTTGCCCCAAAATTGAGCAATTGTATATCTTGTTCCACCTTCAATTTTTGTAACTCCATGAAGATGTTCTGGATCTCCTGGATGTATTGCTAATGTTCCTGCTTGTGGAGTAATCTTAATATCAAAATTTCCGTAATAGGTATTACCACCTTGGTAATCTTCGTTTAGATAAATAATAGAGCCAAACAATCTGTGCTCAAAACCTTTGTGCTCAGTGTTAGTCATATCGTCTGCATGTAGTGGTTGTTCCATTCCTGGGAACCATCTAATAATTTGCAAGGTATCTGATTTACAATCTAAGCCATATTTATCTTTTAGAACTTCTTTGCATCTACGATTAGCATCTCTCATCAATCTTGCTACTTCAGAATCGTAACGCTCTATGGTTTCACAATTAATAAAACGATTAGTCCAGAACCTGTCCTCGGATTCCTCCCAGAGATCTGAACTAATCGCTTGTTCTATTATATACGACGCTTGCTCTTTTGTCAAAAAGCCGTCTATTTTTATTCCGTTGTACATTTATTTTTCCCCTTCTGGTTCTACTGGCTTAGATTTAGATTTTAGCCCATTTGCACTAACTATGCCTGAAAGAGTGCCTGTTAAAAATACAGTTAGTGTTGATACTAAGTCAATAAATGCGGCATCATTAGGCGCTTGTTTCATAGGTTGCGTTACAAATACTAATGCCCAAAGTAAAGAACCAACAGATAAAGTGAAAGTTAAACCAAGCATTAATCCTATTGAAACTATTAGTCGTGCGTGTAGTTCTTCTGGCGTATATTTACTTTTGTGGCGCATTTTCAAATACCTCTGGTAATAAATCTTCTGGACAAGTTCCGTAAACATCACAAGTTGGGTGTTGGCATTGTTCTGTTTCCCAATTTTTTACTTCTTGACATGGGTATCGCACCCAACCTTGATAAGTGCAACCAGTTAAACTAACTGCGGTCAATAAGCAGGCTATTTTTATTCCGTTGTACATTTATTTTTCCCCTGATTCTTTTAGTATGTTTATTGTATCGTTATAGCCAGAACAACCAACTACATTGATATCTTGATATTTTATTGGTATTACGCTGTCAAACTCTATGTGCCAAGGATAGTAATAGTCATCAAAATGAATAATTTCTGTCAAACTTACATCTGGCTTAGAGAATATTACATTACAGAGATTTGTTCCTGGACTGCCTGCAATCTTTTCTGCATTGTAAAAATAAGAGATCTGCTCAAATATGGACATTCCAGACAAAGACAAAATTGTGTATTCTTGTTCATTATAGTAGTCTTCTAATGCCTGTAAGAAATCAGAGTTTTCATATCTATGATTTTTTAAATTATTTTCTTCTAATGAAATGTTTGATTCTTTTCTTGATATAAATATTTTTTTAGGCTTTGTTTTATCTTCAATCATGTATGGAGTAAAAAATTTTCTTAATTCGTTGTTTACTTCTGGAAAATGATAATAAGAAGTGTTGCAAAAAACATAATGCTTAATAAAATTAGGAATAGGTAAAAATCTTGGACCAACCGCAAAAGTAATTAATTCATCAACAGATACAGATATGTTTTCACAATTAAATGTTTCTATTTCAAATTCAGAAAGTAATTGTTTTATTTCAGAGTTAACTAACTGCATTTTATGTGGATTTTGAGGATGAACTGGAACATCTATCCATAGTACTTTAATTGAGTCGTCAATATTATTCTTATAATAAAGATAAGGTCCAAGCATTTCTTTTAGAAAATGATGATAATGATCAGCACTTGGCATCAAAAACCAGGTGCCTTTTAAATGGTTCTTTTTGTTTTCGTCATTGTAGTTAAAATCTTTAAATGAATAAAATGGAGATTTGACATAATATTCATGAGGGTTGGCAGTTCTAATACATGAAAATGAACTATAGTTAGGATATTCTTCTCCAGGTCTTACTAGTGGATAGTTCGTCATTAGAATTCCTCTACCTTCAAATCTATTTTGCATCCTTTGCAAATACCAGACTTAGGGCCATCATTTTCAAGGTGGTCTCTCCAAGGCTTATACTTTTCATTTCTGTAGATTTCCCACAAAGGAGCATCATTTACATGAGCCATAATTCCATTTTTATGCTCAGGAACATCTGATCTTGTGTTGCAACATACCATTACGCTACCATTGTAGTCTATGTACATGTTTTTAAATGGTTGTGTACATGCTTTAGTTCTTACATACTCTTCGTTGAATCCCGCAACTTTTTCAGTTCTTGCAGTTCCTTCTACAGCAAAGTTTCTTGCTCTAAGATGTACGATTATCCCATCTATTATTAAGTCATATTCAATTCTGTGATTTTCTATGTCAGAAATAACTACATAGTCAACGCCAAGTCCTTTAATCTTTTGCTGCATACGCTTCTTCATCTTAGAATGATTGTACTGCTCGTTATTTGCCAGGTATTGCTGAATAAACAACTCATTAAGCCCTGCTTCTCTAAGAGCATAAATGTAATCAAGGGTAACATAGTCACCGTTAGTGTTGGTTCTTAATTTAGCCTTTGGTAATATTTCTCTGGCTTGAGAGATACGCTTTAGGATGATCTCTCTGTAGGCCAATGGCTCGTTATATCTGCTATAGGTAATCTCTTTATCGTAGTCTATTTCTGCCAACTGATTAAGAATAGAAAGATACATTTCTTCTGGCATAACATTGTTATCAGAGTGTCTGTCTATAAAAGAGTTAGGACAAAACCAACATTTTCTATTACAGAAAGAGTAGACTTCTATTTCTATAAGGTTGAGTTGGCCTTTAAACCATTGTTGAAGAGGACTGTAGTCCATATTACCATTTACCAATTGGACATTGAGCCGTTGTAAGTTTTGTTTTAAGATTCATAAAACAGCCACATTTCTTGCATTGGCTTGTTGCTTTAATTAGAAAGGGACAATCAGCACAGATGGCTAATCTATCTTCAATTATTTTGTGATCTGTTATTATTTTTTCTTTATCTAATAAGTGCCAAGGTCTTGTTTCTCCTTGAGCCTTTTTCCATTCTTGCCATTTAGACATTTTTCCCCTTTGATTTCTGTTTTTACTGCTTAATAATATTCTCGCCATCCCAAATATCGCCAACCTTAAAAGGTTGATCATCTGGAATATCTACAATTGTTGTTTCTTCACTAAAAATTGCTGCATACTGCTCTTTATGATTAGGTTGCATACAAATCACTGACATAATAATTTGATTGTTGCAAACATAAGAATAAATTTCTGTTGCATCCCACTCATATTCATCAGGAAACTTAATCTTATGTCCGCCAACCCATTCTGTGCCAGTCCAGGTTGCACCTGCTACGGCAGCATCCCTGTACTCAGTAAGGTTCATTGGAATAATTGGAAGACCACTTGCAACAGCATCTATCAATATCTGCTCTTTTTCTTGAGGAATTGGGTAGTTAAGAACACGATAGATATCCCAAGTTCCGTATTCATTTTTTACTACGCAAGCGTACATTATTCTCCTTAAATTTACTTAATTGTATCATTGAAACTATATTGTAACAACCTATGTCCCCGCACATAGGCTGCTACTTTTATATTTAGAACGAACACGGAATGTCACAAGATCCAAATCCAATAGGACAAGAAGTGTAACCA